CTGCAGCCGCCGCTGCTGGTCAACCTCTCGATCTTCTACTCGGCGACGATCAGCGGCGGCAGCCCGGTGCCAATCCCGTTCAATCCATTCGAACGCCGCCAGAACATGATCGTCGAGGAGTTGCCGCGCCAGTCCATGACTGTGCAGGAGCTGCCGCGCCGGTCTATGATCGTTCAGGAGCTGCCGCGCCGGTCGATGACCGTGCAAGAGCTGCCGCGCCGGTCTATGACGGTTGAGGAGCTGCCGCGAAAGAACATGGAGCCCAACGGCGTATAGTTTACACCAGCGCCTCTGTTTGGTATAACCGAGAGGCCAGAGATGCTCGCCCCACGTGGCGAGCTGCTGCCCTGAACCAGCGAGCACCCTCTTATGGCCTATTCCGGCACAGTATCGCAGACGACATTCGACACGCGCCGCGTGATCGAGAACGCCACGCGTCGCTGCAAGCTGCCCGCGCAGTCCCTCACCGCCGAGCACGTCAGCATCGCGAACGACGTGCTGTACCTGCTGCTCTCGGATCTCGCCAACCAAGGCGTGCCGCTCTGGTGCGTGCAGGAGACGCTCTACCCGCTCTACGAGGGCGTGCCGATCATCGTCACCGAGAAGGGCACCGTTGACATCCTCAACACCAACCTGCGCTCGCTGCAGGAGGTGACCGGCACCAACATCGACACGTCCACGACCCGCATCACGCAGTTCACCAGCACCACGCCCGTCACGACCGTCGGCATCCGCTGGTCGGCACCGGCCGTGCCGATCGAGTTTTCGCGCTCCAATGACGGGGTGACGTGGACTATACTCCAAGCCGAAGTGCCTCAAGCGTCAGCCGGAGAGTGGACTTGGTACGATCTGTCCAGCGTAGTTGCAGCCACATACTTCCGCGTGCGGGCCACCAGCGGCACCCTCGGCTTCAGTCAGGTGTACCTCGGCAACACGCCGACGGAAATCCCGCTGGCCCGCCTGAACCGCGACGACTACACCAACCTGCCCAACAAGCAGTTCCAGAGCAATCGCCCCCTGCAGTATTGGCTCGATCGGCAGTCCCTCTCCCCCGTGATGAACCTGTGGCCGGTGCCGAATATCGCCGCCACCGTCATGCAGGTCGTGGTCTGGTCGCACCGGCACATCATGGACGTTGGGACGATGACGCAGGAACTTGAAGTGCCGCAGCGCTGGTACGAGGCAATCGTGTCCATGCTCGCCGCCAAACTGGCGATGGAGTACGTCGAGGTCGATGCGGGCATGATCCCGCTGCTCGACCAGAAGGCGCAGCAGGCGCTCTACATCGCGCAGGCCGAGGAGCGCGACAACAGCCCGATGATGATCGCGCCCAACATCGCCGTGTACACGAGGTAATCGCATGCCGATCTTCCTCGACACCCGTGGCAAGAGCACGCTGGCAATCGGCATCTGCGGACGCTGCAGCCGCAAGTTCTCCATGACCGAACTCCTGCCGGATCCCAACTATCCGGGCCTGCTGGTGTGCGACGCCGATCGCGACGACTACGACCCGTATCGCCTGCCGGCGCGGCAGCCGGAGAAAATCTCGCTACGCTTCGCGCGGCCGGACACACCCCTCGACCCCGAGGGTGCGGTATGAAGATCCTCGAGACCTCTGGCGTGCTCCCCACGTCTCGTGGAGGCGCTGGCGATGGCTCGCGCGCTGTCGCCAGCGCTCTTTCTTTCCCTGATCGAGGAACTTTCTGATGGCCCAGAGCGGCTTCACACCCATCCAGCTCTACCGCTCGACCACGCCCGCTGCGGTGCCCTTGGCGGGCAACCTCGTGGCCGGCGAACTGGCGCTGAACCTCGCCGACGAGAAGCTGTACTTCGAGAACGCCAGCGGTGTCGTCAAGGTGCTGGCGAACTCTGCCGTAACCGGCACCGTCACCTCGGTGGCCGCATCTGGCGGCACGACTGGCCTGAGCTTCACCGGTTCGCCGATCACCACCAGCGGGACGCTGACGCTGAGCGGCACCCTTGTCGTGGCGAACGGCGGCACTGGTGCGTCCACGTTCACCGCAAATGGTCTCTTGCTGGGCAACGGCACGTCTGCCGTGAGCGTGACTGCCGTGGGCACCACGGGTCAGGTGCTGGTGGGCAACACCGGCGCGGCCCCGACGTGGGCCACGCTCTCCTCCACCGCCGTCACTTCGTTCAGCGCGGGCACGACTGGCCTGACGCCGTCCACCTCGACCACGGGCGCGATCACCCTCGCCGGCACTCTGGCCGTCACCAACGGCGGCACCGGCGGCACGACGCAGAGCACTGCGCGCTCCGGTCTGGGCTCAACCGTCACGGGCGACGCCCTGTTCACCGCCGTTGACGCGGCAGCGGCGCGCACGACCCTCGGCGCGACGACGGTGGGCGCAAACGTCTTCACGCTCATCAATCCCAGCGCGATTACGTTCCCACGTTTCAACGCCGACAACACCGTCTCCGCGCTGGACGCCGCCACGTTCCGCACGGCCATCGGCGCGGGCACCGGTGGCGGCTCCGTCACTTCGGTAGCAGGCACCGGTACGGTCAACGGCATCACGCTCACTGGCACCGTGACCAGCAGCGGCAGCCTCACTCTCGGTGGCTCGCTGTCGGGCGTTGACCTCGCCACGCAGACCAGCGGCACACTGGCTGTTGCGCGCGGCGGCACCGGTGCTACTGACGCCGGCACTGCCCGCTCCAACCTGAGCGCGGCCGCATCAGGGGCTGTGGGCTCCAGCGGCCTGACGATGAACACGGCCCGCATGCTGGGCCGCACCACGGCCAGCTCTGGAGCCATCGAGGAAATCACGATCGGCTCCGGCCTCTCGCTGTCGGGCGGCACGCTGGTGGCCACGTCGTCTGGCGGCACGGTGACCTCCGTGGCTGCCTCGGGCGGCACGACTGGTCTGACGTTCAGCGGCTCGCCGATCACCACGAGTGGCACCTTGACGCTGAGCGGCACTCTGGCCATCGCCAACGGCGGCACGGGAGGCACGACGCAGAGCACCGCGCGAGCAGGTCTGGGCGCAACCACTGTCGGCGAAAACCTCTTCACCCTCGGCAACCCAAGTGCCGTGCGCTTCCTGCGCGTCAACGCCGACAATACGGTCAGCGCACTTGACGCGACGAACTTCCGCACGGCCATTGGCGCGGGCACGGGATCTGGCACAGTCACCAGCGTTGACGCGGCGGGCGGCACGACTGGCCTGAGCTTCAGCGGCGGCCCGGTTACCGGCTCGGGAACGCTGACCCTCGCCGGCACGCTCGCCGTCACTAATGGCGGCACCGGTGGCACGTCGCAGAGCACTGCGCGATCGGGTCTGGGTGCCACGGCGGTGGGGGCCAACTTCTTCACGCTGACCAACCCAAGCTCGGTGACCTTCGTCCGCATCAACGCGGACAACACAATCAGCACCCTCGACGCGCCGACTTTCCGCACGGCCATCGGCGCGGGCACCAGCTCGACCACGGGCACGGTTACCAGTGTGGCGGGTACCGGCACGGTCAATGGCCTGTCTCTGTCCGGCACGGTTACCAGCAGCGGCAACATCACGCTCGGAGGTACGCTTTCCGGCATCGCCAACAGCGCGCTGTCCAACTCCGCCATCACCATCAACGGGTCGTCTATCTCGCTTGGCGGCTCGGTTTCAGTCGGCACGGTCACCTCGGTCAGCGGCACTGGTTCGACCAACGGCCTGTCCCTCTCCGGCACGGTTACCGGCAGCGGCAACATCACACTGAGCGGTAGCGTCACTTCGGTGGCCACCTCGGCAACCATCGACGGCGTCACCATCGGTTACCGCAGCATCCCCCGCTCGACCACGAGCGGCACCGCAGTGGTGGCTGATGTCGGCAAGTGCATCGCCGTCACTGCGGGTATCACGATCCCGAACAGCACCTTCGCTGCCGGCGACGCCGTCTCTATCTATAATGATAGCGGGTCGGCCATCACGATCACGGCGGGCGTCACGACCCTACGCCTTGCGGGGACAACCACTACAGGCAACCGCACGCTGGCCGCGCGCGGCTTGGCTACCGTCTGGTTCAACAGCGCGACTGAAGCGGTCATCTCCGGCGCGGGGGTCAGCTAATGAGCGGCATCCAGATGGCGCTGCTCGGGAGCGGTGGTAGCGCGCCGACGTTCCCGTTGCCTACCCCAACCAATGTTTCGGTAACCGACACTGCTCCAGTTGAAGCGGGTTACAGCCTTCGAAGCGACGGCGTCGTATCGAAAATCGAAAATGGTTTGGAGACCACTATCGGAAACTGGATTGTCCCAAATACAACGGCTTCTAGTTACGAGGTCAGGGCAACTCTTGTCTCTGGTTCCGTATCCACTGGAACGACGGGGAGCTATCTCAGCCTCGGAACCACTCGCACGTGGGGCGTGGCAGCGAACACCTCTGGGACAAATCAGGGCTGCACATTGACTATCGAAGTGCGTCTCACATCCGGCCCCGGCCCGGTGGTCGCAACCGCAACGGTGACTTTGTACGCGGAGTATTTCTGATGCTTGAGCAACTCATCAGCCGGGTCTTCTACGCCCGCAACCTCGCCCACTTTGACCACTGGCGGACGAAGTCCTTCAGCCAGCACATGGCGCTGGGCACGTTCTACGATGAGATCATCGACGCGCTCGACGCGTTGGTTGAGGCGCATCAGGGCCTCAACGGCCTGATCGGCAACATCCCCGCGCCGGGCGACACCGCCGGTGACAGCCTGAAGATCCTCAAGGCTGACGCCGCGTGGATCGAGAAGAACCACGAGGAAATCTGCGGCGGCAACCGCGCAGTCGGCAACCTGATCGATGGTGTTACGGGCATCTACCTCTCCACCATCTACAAGCTGGAGAACCTGAAGTGAGCGACGACGTGAACCTCCGGCTGACCACGCACGAGGCCGTCTGCGCCGAGCGCTGGCGCGAGACCATCATGCGGATCAAGCGCCTCGAGGCGGTGATGATCGGCTGCGCGGGCGGCATCATTGTTCTGCTGTCCACAATCGCGTTCAAGGTGTCCTGACATGAGCTTCTGGGATCGTTTCGAGAGCAGCCGCGACGGCATCGAGGACACGGTCGAGTTCACGATCCGCATGGCCGTTGTCACGCTGGCCTGCGTTGTGCTGGTCGTCGTGGCCGCGCTGGTCATTGGCCTGTTCATGCCGAACCACATCGTGGACAGCGACAAGGTCTTCGAGATCGTCGGGCCGGCCTTCAACATGGTCATCGGCGCGTTCGTCGGCCTGCTGGGCGGCCTGAGCCTCAACGCCAA